TGTGAATGGTCTTAGTATAGACATTTTCCAATTGTAGGAAATTTCGGTTAGCGAGTCGATAGACCATTCCAAACCATCCCCATTTTTTGGTAAGGCGGTTTTCATCTGCGGTTCCATCTCCACCTCCAAATACTTCTGGATAGAATTCAACAAGTCGATTCCTAAACTCCAAAAAAAAACCATGGCCCCAAATGCGGTGTTGCAATCTAAATCCTTAAACCCACTGACAAGGTTTGCCGAATAGGGCGCAACCTCATACCTTCCGTTCTGCCCACTATGGGTGATTGGGCGATATAACACGCTCATCACCTTCCATAGGTCGTGGGTTTCCTTTGTGTATGTTTCAATGTCTATAAACTCCCCCACCGACATATCATCCAAGTTTGGAATAAACCCGTATTCCACGCCATCCATTTTGAACCTAGGCGTGAATGTCGGTTGTTCTGTCAACATCAATGTGATGCGTTCCACGGCCTTTTGCAATACATCAAACGGCATGGCCATGACCTCGGTCATTGTCAACTCACAAAAAATTGATACCGCTTCCAATTGGCGTTGGGTATCTTCCATGTCATCTTTAAGACCTTGATACGCCAACATTTGATGCAACTTTACATCCTTAAGCGATGTGGGTACTAATATGGTTTTTGATTCAATCATTAATTATAAAACGACCAAATCGGGGTTTGTTGTTTGCATAAAAAAAGGGGCCGTTAAGCCCCTTCAATAAATATAAATCATTTAATTATAACGCTTTGATATCAATGTTCAACGCTTTGAACATATCGTTCGCCATTTTGCGTTTGTTCTTGATTGTTTTGATTGCGTTTGGTTCACCTATGGATTCCGCCATTGGCAAATACTTATCACACAATGCAACAACCGCTTGATACTTTTGTTGGGCGTTAATAAAATTTTGTTTGGCATCCTTTTTGGCGGCAATTGCCTTGTCCATAAATTTACTTGGCTCTAATTCCGCGGCTTTGATTTCGTCCAACGCGGCTAAATCGATTTTGTATCCACTTACTTGCATATTCATAAAACGATGGGGTTGTGTTTTGTTATTAATCTACATTGCAGAAACATTCAAACGATGGGTCATCATCCCACAAACCAAGTTGTGATTGTGCCTTGTCTTTAATTTGTTGGTAACTGATTTCCTTCTTAAATGTATTTCCCGATTCGCTTTCGTGTTTGATCCACCAATCAAATAATTCTGGTTTCTCTTTGGCAATAATTGACAACTTGCCTTTGCCTTTCAAGAAACAACCATCACAATTTCCGTACGGCTCATTCACCATCAAATCAAATGGTTGTTGTTTCCACCAATTCAACACATCTGGCTTGGTTGTTTTCCACTTAACCAACGGCAATTCAACATCAAAATCCGAATCTTTAATTTTGTTCCACCTTCTTGGTTCATCGTATCGTATACCATTAAACGATGTGTAATCAGTAATGCCAATTGATTTCAAATATCTGCGAAGCGTGTCAATCTTAAGAAAGGTTGTGCAATATCTTAATCGTTGGTTAGGTAAAAATTGTTTTTTGTGGGCAATGACTTCGTCAAATGGTCGGCCATTACGGGATGCAGTTTTGTAGGTTACAACCTCAAAATTGTTTCCAAATCGATACTCCAACCACACAATGTTTAGATTCCAACGCTTATCACACTCATTAATAAATTCAAGTGTTTCGGGCATCTCCTTACCCGTGTTCTGAAAAGTAACCAAGTATTCACCCCCTTCATCAATCAATCGTTTGGCCATGTACGCGGATGTTCTACCCCCGCTAAAATTTATGATGTTCATAATACCTCGTTCAATAATACACACACTTTGGCGTATTGCCTTTGTACCTCCTTATCGGTGTACAAAATGTTACTAAACTCGTTTACCGAATTTATTGCCGTTGAATGGTCGCGATGGATGATCCGCCCAATTTCTGCCCACGGCATCCCTAACCTTTTTCTGCAAATAAAGTTGAACATGTGACGGGCGTATAACGATGCCCGTTTCCGCGATGGGCAAAGTATTTCATCTGGTGTTAATTCGGTTACTGTGCAAACCGCCCGTAAAACCTCCTTCCAATGGTTGGGTGCATCGTTAAAATCAACCCGTGGGTTTATTATTTCACGCTTTAACGATTGAATTTTGGTTAGGGCTTCGCCTTGTATCTGCACTAACAATAATCGTAGTCGTTTAATTTCTTGTCGTTGGTTGTGTAATTGCTGGTAATGGCTTGTCATATCGTTATTAATTTCATGTTGTATTCGTTTGTTTCATTTGAGATTTCCACCCCTGGTTTTCTCATCAATATATTTTTCGCAAATGGCTTGTAATTTACCAAATGATGCCAACGGCTAAATCTCCAAACAACTTTAACCACATCGGGGTGTTGTTCTTGCAAACTTTTTGCAAATGCCAATCGCTTATCTCCCGTGTTGTAAATGGTATCTGTATTTCCCCCACCTTGTGTCATGGTAGCCCGTTTACCAATTAGAAACGAATTGAATAACACCGTACACCATCCATCTTTTAATACCCTTAAACTCAAATCGGTATCCTCATTGTATCTTCCACGCCACCGATGTTCAATACTATTTTTTATTAGTATGCACGAATAAATCCGTTCGTTAAATCTTATGGGTTGCCGACCTTCAAATGCAGGGCAAAAAATCCCGTAATTCATTCCCGCCATTGCAATGTTATCGTACCTCAATACAAAATCTTCAATAACCGCAAATGGCGTTGGACATATACATTTGATTTTCATGTTGTTGTAAAATCTTTCAACACTTTCAATGTTGTCATCCAAAATCCAATGAAATTCAAAACCCGCATCAATGGAATGTTGCCATACAAAATTCCGCACTGGGATACTGCCTTGGTTTAATTCGCTCAAATTAGATGGCAAACAAATTATTTTGTTTTCATCAATGTATTGCTTGTAATTTTCGTATTCATTGGGTTCGACAACAATTTTGAACGGGCAATTCATTGATTCCAATGTTTTGACTGTTTGCCGTCTTTCCCATCTTCCCTTACTAATTATGTATATTGGAAATCTTGCATTCATACAAAACGATATTTAGATGCTTTACACCTCAATGGATACCATGTGGATTTTACATCTTTTCTTTGCATACCATCAAACACTCTTTCGCCATCATACAAATGTTGTTTGATCAATTTGTTAAATTCTTCAAAATCTTCTTGGGTACGAAATTTGAATGTTGCCGTAATTAATGGGTCTGGTTCGCGAACATTGTTGTATTCTGGCATTCCAACATAATGTTCCTCCCATAGATTTTCTATTTGTAAATCGCCAAATAAGTTTAATTGACCGTTTTTCATTGCTATTTGTCTTTTCAAAGATACAAATAAACATGAAATAAACAAAATTACCTAATATCGTAATTGCCGTAATTTGATTTGATACCCAATGCCATCATTTCATGGTATCTCCAACTGTCGATTGCGTGGTCTGTGCCAATGGGGTTGTTCATGCTTCGCCCCTGGGCATCACTATCCCAACAATAATTCCGCAACTCCTTGACTAAATTGGTTGATGTGGATGTAACCAAATACGATTGTGATTGCATTATCTGTATTCCGTAATTGATGGAATCCTTGCCCTTAGTCACCCCCTTGATTCTTATCCCGTATCTTTTTATTTCATCAATTGACTTTGGTTCGGCACTATCCGCATAAACTGGCACATGATTGGGTAATGCCTTTGCAATGTCCGAATTAAGCATTCCCGTGCGATATGCGACCTCATCAATGATGCGTTGACCATTGTATTCATAAACGGCTACGATTGCCGTGGGGTCGTTTGTATAACCAAAATCCACACCAACGCCAAGCAACCTCGCATCCTCGGGGATGGTGTCGATGGTTTGCCAATTGGAAAAGATAACCCCTTGTAGGTTTCCGATTTGTCCTAAGCCATATACTAAAAACCAATTCCGCCAATAATTACTTGTTTCACCCTTTACACGGGCTTTCTCAATCTCGTTTACAATGGCGGGGTCAAGTGCTTCATTGTCCTTGTAAGTCAATACAATCATTTCCGCATCGGGGTCACCAATCAATTCTGAATCAACCCAAAATTCACGCACTGGGTTATAATCCAAATAAATAAATTTGCGTGTACGAATCGAAAGTTGATAATACGATTCCCAATCGATGTTGTTGCACTCGTTGACAAATAAAACATCACGCCTTGCACCCCTTAATTTTTGTGGTTGGTCTGCACTAAAAAATTCAATGTAACTGTCATTGCTGAATGTGTAGGTCAATGATGACTTGTTCCATTTTAACGGATCAAACATCCCCACCATGTCCAAGATTTTAAGGAAGTCACGGATTGCACCCCGTCGCAAATGCGGGATGGTTTCAGATACCACACTAATTTCACACTTTGCGTTTTGCACCGCATAGGTGATAAGCATCGGAATGATACTGAATGTTTTTGATGAGGATGTGCCACCCCTAACTATCCGCACCCGCTTCCGCAGGTTGGCAATTTTACTCTGGGCGGTCGTGGTTTGCAACATTACTTCACATCCAAATCAATGCCGTTGAAGATTGGTTTTTCTGTGGTAACATCAATTTGTTGGGTGGGCATACCGAATCCCGAATCCATCAATTGTTTGTACGCACCCACATCACCTTTCCTTGCCTTGTGTATCATTGCAAGGGTGATTAAATCTTCTTGGCTTAGTTTCTCCAATTCACCCGTGATGGGGTTCTTTGTGTCTTGCATTACCTCCAACCACTTCCGTGCGATGGTGCTTCGGTTCTTTGTTCCCTTGGGTTTCCCGTTGGGATTCCTTACCTCACCTGGTTTCGGTGGGATTATGTTTTCTGGGTTTGGCATAATTTCAAATCTTTATCAAATCAATCGTTTGGTAAAATCGGGATAGGCATCCACCAAATTGGTTGATGTATTGGTGAATCATCGTGTGCCAAATACCATTGGTCCTCCATAATGTATGCAACTTGTGTTGTGTCAATTAATACCCATTCATTATCGATGGGGGTTGTTCGGTTGGTTTCTCGCCATGCTTTCATAATTCTAATAATTTCCAAACGGCTTGTTCGGGGGTTGATGCTATTTTTTGAAGTGCTTTTTTTACTTGCTTGTATTCATCGGGCGTGTACTCCAATGTTATTTTTTGGGTATCAATGGTTGGTTCTTCGTCTACTTCCTCAATAACCTTTGGTAATTCCAAACCCCAATCTTCCAAATCATCTGCGTTGAAATCGTTGGCAAGTGCATCCCAATCCCATTCGCCAAAATTTGTGTTATCGCGGATTAAAAATTCCCTTTGGCGTTCTGCACTCCAATCAACTTTTTGGCAAGGTACGGTTGTAAACCCAAGTTCTTTCATTGCCATAAATCTTTGGTTCCCTCCCAAAATCATATTGTCTTGGTTAATAATCAATGGGCGCACCATGGTCATATCGGGAAATTCTCGGATTGACTTCACCAATTGCTCAAACTTGGAATCGCGGATCGTCCGTGGATTTGCCTCGTTGGGATGTATCTCGTTTATGTTGTATGCCTCAATCATTTGTTTAGTTTTATGTGGTGTACTGTGATAAGATATTCGTTTTTCAATTTTGTTCCAAAGTGTACTTCGTGGTGACAATCGCGACATAACCCCATAAGGTTTTCGATGTTGTCTTTGCCTCCGCGTGACCTAGGCAATAGGTGGTGGACATCAATACATTGTTTTCCGCATTCGGGTACTTCGCATTCAATCCAATCCCCTTTGTCATACCCAAAGTAATCTAAATAAATCTTTGTCCAAGGTTTCATCTTTTATGGCTTTCAAATATAGTTCATTACAAACGCGTGGATTCATTCCCATGGCCTTACCTACCTTTTCCCATGTCATTCCCATATCCTCGCGTAGAATCATGATTGCGTACTTCTTAGCAAGGATTTCACTGCGTCTAACCACGGCCCCCATTTTGCTCGGTCTTGATATTTCTGTCTGCATTTTATACACATATAAATTTGGTTGGGTTCGATGTTTGGCCCCGTTTCGTTTATCAATTCTTTTGTGGATTCTTTGTGGTGGTCACAACAATCACAAAGGTTTCTCGTAAGTTTCATACACTTGGGTTAACTCGTTTATCATGTTTTGCCATGCCTTGGGGTTGCACGAACATGGCTTGTAAATTCTCTTTGAACGGAATATGCGTGACCATATTTCCGCTATCTTGTTTGCCTCCATTGGGGCCAATGTCGTGTCGTTGATGGTCTTAAAATGTGTCCACCAATGGTATTCATCCTCCGTCATGCACAATGGTTGACGGGTTGGGAACATTTTGTTCAATTTGTGTTTACGGGCATCGCATCCACAGTCTTCGCCCATCAAAAATTTGGTGGCAAGTTCAATCCCCGTGGCTTGTGTCACCTTCTGAATCATATCCCCCACCCCGATGGATGGTCGTGATTCGGTGTACTTCTTCCGTGTTTCGTTTTTCTTCTGCATAAATTTTATATTTTACCGTTGTTCTTTGTTTGATAAATTGTTTGGCGTTTTTGATTGAGTTAAATACACTATGGGTTGGTATGCCCGTCTTTTTTTCAATGTCCCGCATCGAATGTCCGTACACAAAATGCAGTTCCAATAACATCTGGTCATAATCGCGTAGGTCGTCAATTGCTTTCTTTACTTCACCCATCAAGTCCATGTGTGCCATTTCAGCCATTTCTGGGCTTTCTACGGGGTTGAATTGGTCTTGGTATGGTATTACCTTGTTTTCCGCCCGTTTGATGTCCATAAACGCATTGTGTAGCATTTTGAAAAGATAGATGGTGTTGATGGTTCCGTTGTAATTGGCAAATCTGTTTAGCGAACCCTCTTTGATTTGTATTTCACCCAACTTCAAATACATTGTTTGTACCATATCATCGACCTCATCACGATTCGCACCCAAGTATTTGGCTATTTTGATCCATTCAATGTGGCGTTTGGCGATATCGTTAAGCGTTATCAAAGTAACTTTCTATTTGCACAATAAAATCATCGAACGAATATACCAACGCATATTTGTAATTCATGGCTTCAACCATTAATTGCCACTTTTTTTGATGTTCGGATTGCTTATTTGGTTTAATTTTTAACTCAATGAATAATCCGTGGTGGGTTAGGTTGGGCATAAATAGAACTAAATCCGATACCCCTGGGACAACTCCCTCCGCTTTTAACCTTTGGGCCGTTCGCAAATCGCGTGATCCACCATTGGGAACATGGATTAAATGGTTTGCATTGGCGGTATTGTAGTCGAAACCACTTCACGCAGTTGACTTGTAAACGGCTTTCAAGGTGTTTCATTCCGCGTCAAGGTACAATGACTTGGCTTTTGTGAAACCCGCATTGTATGCCATTTGTTGGTCCATTTCTTCTAATTGTTTCAGGTGGTGAATCACTTCGGGTCCTGGTACTGCGGTGGGGTGGTTTTCTTCTAACCACTCAACGAATCTTTCTATTGGTGTTTTCATAGTAAATTAAATCTAATTCTTGACAATCGTATAAATAATTGGCGTGTTGCTCATCGGTGATAATTAATCCTTCTTTGTGAATGGTGGTACACACTTCGCAATTACAGACATTTTTTTCTCTGTAAATCCTTTTCCCAATGCGGTCAATGAACCATTCCTTATCGTGTACCACTATTTTAATCATTTGTAGGTTTCGTTGTAGTATTGTTGTGAAAAATCTTCTGCACTTTGTCGTTTTTCAAGATATTCTAAACCATAAGGCAAATTATTAAGATGAATAAACATATCCATTTGAGCATTTTTAATTTCAT